CGTGGACCATGCTGTTGGTGCCGACGACGCCGTCGCAGCGCCGCTGGACGGTTTCGGCGATCTTGAACAGCTCGTCGTCGCTGGTGCGGGCGGGAATCTCCCAAGTCATCCACGCCTGCTCCTTCTTTGGCTCGCGCAGGATGCTGTCGATCCGGATCGTGGCGCTGCCGGGCTTGCGTTCGATCGCGACGCGGCCGGCGCTGCCTTCGAGTTCGATTCGTGTGGTTCGCATGGCGTATCTCCTTGTTGCGGCTTGCGTTACACACACATCAAGCCATGGAATGGCCCGGACATCAAGGCAATTAACCGCCTGTCCCAAAAGAACTTACAGATTCCCGCAAGCATGTCGTGGGGCTAGAGATATGGCCGCCGAATCATTGAAAATTACGGCCCTGACGCCGCAGCAAGCCGCCAAGGTTCTCGCGGCGGCCTACGGGCGGCGGATCACGGAGCAGCAGGTCCGGCAGATCGCCGAGGACGGCAGGCTGCTGCGCGCCGATGGGACGTTCAGCCTCATCGAGTACGTCGCCTACTTGGCGCGGGAGGCGACCCATGGCTGACCCCCGAATGAACCCACGCAAGTTGCGGCCCGCGGAACTGCTTCGGCTGGTCAACGCCGCCGGCCTCGACAGTGTGCTGACCGAATCGCAGTTGCGCCGCCAGCGCAACCAGGCCGGCTATACGATCGGCGACGCGAACACGATCGACCTGTTCCGCTACGCCGCGTGGCTGACCTTGGAACATCTCGAGCCGAAGGACGAGCCGCTCAGTTACGACGAGCAGAAAGCGCGGCAGTCCGAGCGCAACGCCGAGTCGGTTCGTTCGGCGCAGGACATCGGCGAGCTGCCGCAGGTCGCCGACCCCGAGCGCAAGGCGAAAGCGTGCGCATCGTTCCGTTGCTTCTGCGAGACGTACTTTCCCGACGTGTTCTACCTGCCGTGGTCACCGGACCACGACAAGGTGATGGAAAAGATCGAGCGCGCCATACTCAACGGCGGACTGTTTGCCGTGGCGATGCCGCGCGGCAGCGGCAAGACGGTGCTGATGCAGATGGCCTGCCTCTGGTCGGCGCTGATCGGCGCGACGCCGTTCGTCTGCCTGATCGCCGCCAGCGCCGATCGCGCCAAGGACCTGCTGGAGAACATCAAGGTCTGGTTCGAGACCAACCCGCTGCTCGAGGCGGACTTCCCCGAGGTCTGCCATCCGATCAAGGCACTTGAGCGCATCACCAACCGGCAGAAGGGTCAGAAGTACCAGGGCGAACCGACGCGGATCGAATGGGCGTCGGACAAGATCGTGCTGCCGACGATCCCCGGTTCGAAAGCGTCGGGCGTGGTGATCTCGTGCTCGGGCATGAAGGGATCGGACATCCGCGGGCAGAACCACGCACGGGCCGACGGCCAGGTAGTGCGCCCGCAGCTGGTCATGGTCGACGACCCGCAGACCACCGAGTCGGCGTGGTCACCGTCGCAGAGCCAGCGGCGCGAGGCGATCCTCGCCGGCGACGTGCTCGGCATGGCCGGTCCGGGCAAGAAGATCGCGGGCTTGATGGCCTGCACCGTCATCCGCCCCGACGACATGGCCGACCGTTTGCTCGACCGGGACAAGCATCCGGAGTGGCAAGGCGAGCGGACGAAGATGGTATACAGGTTCCCGAGCAACGAGAAGCTCTGGGCCAGGTACGCCGAACTGCGGGCGGACTCGCTGCGCAACGACGGCGACGGCGCGGAGGCGACCGAGTTCTACCGCAAACACCGCGAGGCGATGGACGCCGGCGCGGTCGTCGCATGGTCGCAGCGGTTCAACGAGGACGAGATCAGCGCCGTCCAGCACGCGATGAACCTCAAGCTCCGCGACGAGGCGGCGTTCTGGGCCGAGTATCAGAACGAACCCATGGTCGAAACCGAGGGCGAGGAGATGCTCTCGGCCGACGAGATCGCCGCGAAGATCAACGGCTACCCGCGCAACGGCATCCCCATCGGCTGCAATCACGTCACGATGTTCATCGACGTGCAGCAGAAGGCGCTGTTCTGGATGCTCTGCGGTTTCGAGGACGATTTCACCGGGTGCGTGCTGGACTACGGCACCTGGCCGGACCAGAAGCGGCCGTACTTTACGCTCACCGACATGCGGCACACGCTGGCCCGCGCTAAACCCGGGGCCGGGCTTGAAGGGCAGATCTATCACGGCCTTGAGCAACTGACCGAGCAGATGCTGCCGCGCGTCCACCGGCGCGAAGACGGGGCCGAGATGCGCATCGACCGCTGCCTGATCGACGCCAACTGGGGCCAGTCGACGGACGTCATCTACCAGTTCTGCCGCCAGAGCGGGCACGCGTCGGTGCTGTTGCCCAGCCACGGTAAATACGTGGGGGCATCGAGCGTCCCGTTCAGCGAGTACAGGCGCAAGCGCGGCGACCGTGTCGGCCATCACTGGCGCATCCCCAACACGACCGGGCGTCGGCAGGTGCGACACGTGCTGGTCGACACGAACTACTGGAAGAGCTTCGTTCACGCGCGTCTCGGCGTGGCGATGGGCGATCCGGGCTGCCTGAGCCTGTTCGGCCGCGACGGCGGCGCGCACCGCCTGTTGGCCGACCACCTGACCGCCGAGTTCCGCGTCAAGACGATGGCCCGTGAACGGGTCGTGGACGAGTGGAAGCTGCGCGCCACCCGCCCCGACAACCACTGGTTCGACTGCCTCGTCGGCTGCGCCGTTGCCGCGAGCATCCAGGGCGCGAGCCTCGACGGCGTGGCCGGCGCAAGCCGCGCACCGGCCCAGCGCGTCAAGCTGTCGGCGCTTCAGCGCACGCGCGGCGGGTGAGATTCGCACCCGGCGTGGGACACTTTCTTTGCGACTGCAGATGTAGAGGGTGCCGGACATGACTCCGGAACCTCACATGGCAGAAATCGACATCGACAACTCGATCAAGGACAACGCCGCCGGGCCACGGAAGGCCAGCGGGGATTCGGGTGCGGTCGAGCAGCACGGTCTTTCCGACCAGATCGCCGCCGACAAGTACCTCGAGTCGAAGAAGGCCAGCCGGTCGAAGGGACTCGGCATCAAGCTGGTCAAGGTGGAACCGGGAGGGACCGTCTGATGTGGCCGTTCCGCAGAAAAGCGAAGGCCCGCCGGAATGGGTCCCTCCCGGCGACGCCGGCGGCCGGAAGCGCGATGGCCCTGCTGGCGCGATATGACGCCGCCGTCACCACGGTGGAGAACGTGCGGCACTGGGCCAACGCCGACGGCCTGTCCGCCGACGCCGCCGCGTCCGCCGAAGTGCGGCGCATCCTCCGCAACCGCAGCCGGTACGAGGTCGCGAACAACTCCTACGCCAAGGGCATCGTCCTGACGCTGGCTAACGACGTGATCGGAACCGGTCCCCGGCTGCAGCTGCTGACCGAGGACCCCGACGCGAACCATCAGGTTGAACAGGCGTTCATGGCGTGGGCGACCGAGATTCGACTGCCGGAAAAACTCCGCACCATGCGGATGGCCAAGGCGGCCGACGGCGAGGCTTTCGCGATCCTCATTAACAACCATCGACTCGCCGCGCCCGGCACGCTCGACATCCGGATCGTCGAAGCCGACCGCGTGGCGACGCCCGTCTCGAAGCTCGGCGGTCAGGGAATCATCGACGGCATTCAGTTCGACCGGTTCGACAAGCCCGCGCGGTACTTCATCCTCCGGGGGCATCCGGGCGGCGATGGCCTGTTCGAGACGCTCACCGATGAGTACCTGCCGTACGACGCCAACGCCGTGATTCACTGGTTCCGCTCTGACCGGCCCGAGCAACATCGCGGCGTGCCGGAGATCACGCCGGCGCTGCCGCTGTTCGCCCAACTTCGGCGCTACACGCTGGCGGTGCTGGCAGCGGCCGAGACCGCCGCCGACTTCGCCGCCGTGCTCTACACCGACGCGCCGGCGAACGGCGAGGCCGCCGCCGTTGAACCGATGGACGTGGTCGCACTCGAAAAACGCATGGCGACCACGCTGCCCGACGGGTGGAAGCTGGGCCAGATCAAGGCCGAGCAGCCCGGCACGACCTACGGCGAGTTCAAGCGCGAGCTGCTCAACGAGATCGCCCGCTGCCTGAACATGCCGTTCAACGTCGCGGCGGGTAACTCGTCGGGCTACAACTACGCCTCCGGGCGTCTGGATCACCAGACCTACTTCAAGTCAATCCGCGTCGAGCAGTGCGGCTGCAACGCCGTCGTGCTTGATCGCATCTTCACCGCCTGGCTCGCGGAACTGGTCTCGTCCGGTGAGTTCTCATTCCTTCGCGGTCAGCCGGTGCCCGCACACCAGTGGTTTTGGGACGGCATGGAACACGTCGACCCGGCCAAGGAGGCCAGCGCGCAGGCGACGCGACTCAGCAGCCACACCACCACGCTCGCCAACGAGTACGCGCGACAGGGCAAGGACTGGGAGACCGAACTGCGGCAGCGTGCGAAGGAACGCATGCTCATGAACGAGTTGGGTCTGACATCTCAGGCCGCCGCACCCCAACCCGAAGAACCCGACGATTCCGAAGACACGGAGGTCGATCCGAGTGACGAACAAGACCGACAACAAGCCGCCTGACGAACTGCGGATGATCGCGCCGCTGGAGATCACCCCCGGAAGCGAATCCGCTCGCCACGGTGGAGACATGACAGCTTCCGGGGGTGGGCTGCCGCGATTCAGCATGGTCGCCTACACCGGCGGGCTGATGCGCATCGCGGGATTCCCGCACCCGGTCGTCGTCGATCTGCAAGGGGTCGCGATCAACAGCCAGTCGCTGCCGATCCGCCTCGATCACAGGCCCATGCAGGGCGTCGGCCACACGACCCGCATCGCCATCGACAAAGGCCAGGTCGTCGCGGAAGGGTTGATCAGCCGCGACACGAGCTGGGCGAGGGACGTGGCCCGCAGCGGAACGAACGGCTTCCCCTGGCAGGCCAGCATCGGCGCTTCGGTGATCGAGGCCGAGTTCGTCCCGACGGGCCACACCGTCATCGTCAACGGGCGGGAGTTCACCGGGCCGGTTCACGTGGTCCGCAGGTCCGTCCTCAAGGAAATCAGCTTCGTGGACAGCGGTGCCGACACGCGCACCAGCGCCACCATCGCCGCCAACCAGACCAGTTCAGAAGGGACCGTCATGGAAGACACCACCACCGTGAAAGACAACGTCAACGACAAGACCGACACGCGGGACGATGCGTCCGCCAGCAAGGTCGACAAGGCCGCGCCCAAGACGCCCGACACGGTCAACGCCTCCGGCGACGGCGACCCGGCGGGCACCGACCCGATCGCCCAGATGCGCGCCGACGCCGCGAACGAGTCGAAGCGGATCACCGCGATCCGCAAGCTCTGCAACCCGTCCGGGGGGGCTGCGGGCAGCGGGCATCCCGACGTCGAGGCCAAGGCCATCGAGGAGGGCTGGGACGTCAACCGGTGCGAACTCGAACTGCTGCGCGCTTCGCGCGGCGAGGCCCCAGGCATGATCGCCCGCCGCACCGAAACCACGCCCAAGGTCATCGAGGCCGCCGCGTGCATGGCGACGAACATGTTCGACGACGAACGACTCGTCCGTGACTACGGCGAGCAGACGCTGGAAGCGGCGTACCGATTCCGCGACATCGGCGTGGCGGGCGTGATCCGTCTGGCCGCCGCCGCCGAGGGGCACCACATCCCGGCCGTCGGCGCTTCGCCCAGCGAGATTCTCGAGGCGGCCGCCAGCACGATGAGCCTGCCGGGCATCATGTCCAACATCGCCAACAAGAGCCTGATCGCGGGCTTCGAGTTCGTCGAGAACGCCTGGCGGCGCATCGCCAAGATCGGCTCGGTGCGCGACTTCAAGACGGTCACCCGCTACCGGTTCATCGACGGCTTCGGTTTCGATCCGCTGCCGCCGCATGGCGAGATCAAGCACGGGCAGGTCGGCGAGGAGTCGTACACCAACAAGGCCGACACCTACGCGAAGATGTTCGGCATCGACCGCCGGGACATCGTCAACGACGACCTCGACGCGCTCAAGGACGTGCCGTTCCGCATCGGCGAGGGCGCGTCGCTCACGATCAACAAGGTGTTCTGGACGCTCTGGCTGAGCAACCCGAACAGTTTCTTCTCGGCCGGCAACAAGAATCTCAAGACCGGCGCGAACACCGCGCTGAGCATCGACGGCCTGACTCTGGCCCGCGAGACGTTCAGCAAGCAGCGCCGCCCCGCCGCCGACGGCAAGAAGGACCCGCTGGGCATCAAGCCGAAGCTGCTGCTGGTGCCCGCCGCCCTGGAAATCCAGGCCGACGTGCTGATGAACTCCACGATCGTGGAGCAGGACACCTCCACGCCCAAAGGCAATCGCAACCCGCACGCCAGCAAGTTCACCGTCGTCTCCAGCGACTACCTCGACAACGAGGACTACGCCGGCTCCAGCGCCAAGGCGTGGTATCTGCTGGCCGAGCCGAACGCGATCCCGTCGATCGAGGTCGTGTTCCTCAACGGCAAGCAGGTGCCCACCGTCGAGCGCGGCGACATGGTCTTCAACAAGCTCGGCATCGAGTTCCGCGGCTACCTCGACTTCGGCGTGAAGGAACAGGACTACCGCGGCGTTCTGAAGATGAAGGGCGAGGCGTAAACCACCCCCGCGCCTTCACCGGACCGGGCATCAACCCCTGACACATAAGGGCAACGACCTATGACGACTCGATTCATTCATGACGGTGACGCCATCGATTTCACCCCCACGGCTGACGTGGCCGCCGGCGACGTGGTGGTCCAGGAAGACCTGATCGGCTTGGCCAAGCGCGACATCCCGGCCGACACGCTCGGCGCGCTGCACGTGACCGGCGTGTTCGACTTCCCCAAGGCGACCGGCAGCGGCCAGTCGATCCCCGCCGGTGTGAAGGTGTACTGGGACGACGTCGCCAAACAGGCGTTCGCGGCAGGCGGTGGTTCCAGTTCGGGCGGTGAGAAGCTGCTCGGTAAGTCCGTCCTCGCCGCCAGTGAAAGTGACGAGACGGTGCGCGTGCGCCTGACGCAGTGACCCCCCGGACCCCG